ATCCAAAAAAAGACGATGACAATGGAATCTATCATTGATGAGTTCAAGATTCATCCCAAAAACTTTGCATTGGCTCGAGCAATTGCTGGAGATCCCTCAGATAATCTGCCGGGAATCAAAGGTGCTGGTTTGAAAACTATCGCTAAACGCTTCCCATATCTCATTCGAGAGGATGAGTATGAAGTTTCTGACATCGTCAGAGATTGTGCGTAGCAAGGTAAGAAACTTAAGATTCACCAAAACATCGAGAAAGAAGAAAAACTATTAAAAGAGAATTATAAGATCATGCAATTGTATTATCCAAATATCAGACCAATGAACAGAGAGTTGATCACAAAGGCAGTAAACGACTTTGAACCTTTCTTTGATAAAATAAAATTTACACAAATGCTTTTTGAGGATGATGCCGGTCATCTCAACTTTGAAACTCTACAAGCAATCATGAGGAGAATAAAAAGATAAAAAACTACTTGACAACCACATCAAAGTGTGTTATATTATAAACATAATTCGGAGGACAATATGAATATAAAGGAAAACGAAAGTTTTGTCAGATTTGGCAAAAACTTCCAAGAAAAATTAGCACAACTAATGCTTGAGGATCGACCATTCTTCGATCAAATTATGGAGGTCTTGGATATTAACTTTTTTGACAAAAAGTATCTTCAAATCTTCGCTCAAACTTTAGTAAACTACAGAAACAAATATAACACTCATCCTAATGCTGAAGTAATGATTTCTTTGCTGAGAACAGAACTAAATCACCACGACAAGGCAACAGCTCAAGCAGTTCGTGAATTTTATGCTCGCATCCATACTTCTGAAGGAGTTGAGGAAGCAGAGTACATCAAAGACAAAGCAATTGACTTTTGTCGCAAACAAGTGCTGAAAGGCGCAATGATTAAGTCAGCATCTTTGTTGCAATCATCATCATTTGAAGAGATCGAGAAAGTGATCAAGGAGGCCCTAGTTCTTGGAACCGACAACAACTTCGGCCATGACTTTCGCAAAGACTTGCTTAAACGCTTTGAACTTATTAGTAGAGATCCAGTGTCAACTGGATGGCCTCGTATGGATGAGATTTGTAAAGGAGGTCTTGGCAAGTCTGAGCTCGGAGTTGTTATTGCTCCCACCGGTGCTGGTAAGTCTATGGTTCTGGTTCATCTCGCGTCTCGTGCGTTACTCGAAGGGAAAACTGTGGTCTATTATACACTCGAACTTAAAGACACCGTCGTGGGCCAAAGATTTGATTGCTGCATCACAGACGTTCCTTTGCAAGAGCACAGAATGAGACAAAAAGAAATTGTTCAGAAAATTAAAGATATTGAGGGCACCCTCATAATTAAAGAATATCCAACAAAATCAGCTTCGGTCCAAACTCTCAAGAACCATATTGAGAAGTTGCGAAAGCGAGGAATCGAACCTGATATGGTATTGGTAGATTACGCGGACCTTTTGCGTCCCGTTAGGAGTTCAGGTGAAAAACGACACGAATTGGAAGAAACTTACGAAGGCCTTCGAGGACTTGCTCAAACCTATGAGTTTCCCATTTGGACCGCTTCCCAAACCAATCGTGGGGGGCTCAACGCGGAAGTCATCACGATGGAAGCAATCTCGGAAGCGTTCAACAAATGCTTCGTAGCAGATTTTATTTTTTCCCTGTCTCGAACGGTACAAGATAAACAGCAAAATCAAGGCCGCCTATTCGTAGCCAAAAACAGAAATGGACCTGACGGATTAGTATTCAATGCTTTCGTCGATTGGTCAGATGTCTCCATCAGAATTCTTGATCGAGACGAGGGTAGCAAACCCATGATGTCAACATCAGAACACATGCAAATACTAAAAGAAAAATATTCAGAACTAAAAGGCAAATAGGAGAACCAACATGGATTTAGAAAAAAAGATTCTTTCAGATATCACTGTGCATATGAAGTACGCGAGATACATGGAAGACAAGCAGCGCCGTGAAAACTGGGACGAATTAGTTACCAGAAACAAGCAAATGCATATCAAAAAATTTCCCAGTTTAGAGGAAAAGATTATGGAAGCATATGAGTTTGTTCACGACAAGAAGGTTCTTCCTTCGATGCGCTCTATGCAGTTCGGAGGCAAGCCAATTGAGGTTTCTCCAAATCGCATCTTTAACTGCGCATTTGCACCAGCAGACGATCCTCGAGTATTTGGCGAGATCATGTTCTTGCTTCTTGGCGGAACTGGCGTCGGATACTCTGTGCAGCGGCACCACGTCGATTCTCTTCCAGAGATTCGTAAGCCATCAACAAAGAGAACTCGTCGTTTCTTGATTGGTGACTCTATTGAGGGCTGGGCTGATGCTGTTAAGGCATTGGTTATGTCTTATTTCAAAGGCACATCAAAGTTACGCTTTGACTTCTCGGACATTCGACCAAAAGGTGCTCGCTTGGTTACATCAGGCGGTAAAGCTCCCGGCCCTCAACCATTGAGAGAGTGTCTGGTAAAAGTGGAGGGAATTTTAGATGCAAAAGAAAACGGAGACAAACTTTCACCCATTGAGGTTCATGATATCATCTGCCACATTGCGGATGCGGTTCTGGCTGGCGGTATTCGCCGCGCCGCTCTCATTTCTTTGTTCTCGGCTGATGACGAGGAAATGCTCGGAGCAAAAGCTGGGGCATGGTGGGAGCTCAACCCACAACGAGGAAGAGCAAACAACTCTGTAGTTGTTATGCGACACAAAATCGATGAGCCGACGTTCATGGATCTTTGGAAGCGTGTCGAGGAGTCACGTTCCGGAGAGCCCGGCTTTTATTTCTCCAACGACAAAGAATGGGGATGCAACCCTTGTTGTGAAATTGGGCTTCGACCTTTCCAGTTTTGTAACTTGGTCGAGATCAATGTATCAGATGTCGAAGACCAAGAAGACCTAGAAGCCAGAGCACGCGCTGCGAGCTTCATAGCGACCCTTCAGGCGTCTTACACAGACTTCCACTACCTGAGACCTATCTGGCAACGCACAACGGAAAGAGATGCCCTTATCGGCGTTTCTATGACGGGTATTGCATCAGGAAAAGTTCTTGACCTTGACATGTCAAAAGCTTCTTTGGAAGTATCAAAGACAAATCGCCAAGTTGCAATGCAAATTGGAATCAGACAAGCCGCTCGTCAAACCTGCGTAAAACCAGCAGGAACAACTTCTCTTACTCTTGGCACGTCAAGTGGAATCCATGCTTGGCATAATGATTTCTACATCAGACGACTTAGAGTTGGAAAGAATGAAGCAATCTATTCATATCTAGTGAATAACCTTCCAGAATTGGTCGAAGATTGCCGTTTCCGTCCACATGACACTGCTATCCTATCCGTGCCTCAAAAAGCCCCTGAAGGGGCAATTACGCGCCATGAAACAGCATTTGATTTGCTCGAGAGAGTAAAGAAAGTTTCTAATGAATGGATCAAGTCCGGTCATAAAGATGGAAACAACACCCACAATGTTTCAGCCACTATCACCATCAAAGATGATGAGTGGGAAACGGTAGGAAGCTGGATGTGGGATAACCGAGAGGTATATAATGGTCTAAGCGTTTTACCTTACGATGGAGGAACATATGTTCAAGCTCCATTCGAAGATTGTGATGAAGAAACTTATGAAAATATGCTCTCATTGCTGAAAAACGTTGATTTAGATCTAATTACTGAAACAACAGATGAAACAGATTTGTCTGGTGAAGTCGCCTGTGGCGGCGGAGCATGCGAAATTTTTTAACAAGGAGTTAATATGCGTGAACAATTAGAAGGCATCATCAAAGAGTTGCAAGAAGTTCTGGCTGAGCTTGATAAAGTCGAAGCTGGAAGCTATGGATTCAAATCCGCAGCACCTCGAGCAAGAAAAACTTTGATGGAAGCATCGAAGGGTCTGAAAGATCTGAGAACAGAAGTTCAAGAAAAAAAGAAAGCGCACGAAGAAAAATAAACTTTTCCTCTTGACAAACCCCCGAAAACGTGTTATACTATATGTGTAGCACGTTTTTTTTATTATGGAGGTAATATGCAATTTGAACCACACAACCGCCACCTTTGGGTGGAACTAATCGAAGAAGAGACATCAGAAGACGCTCCTCTCTTCATTATGCCTGATGAATACAGGCCACCACAATCACCTTATGTCACTTGCAAAATCCTTGCTATGGCATGTGATTGCTCAATTCCGTTAGATGTCGGAGACAAAATCATTGTAGACAGAACCACCCTGCAGGACATAAAAGCGAATCTTGACACTATTTACCTTGTTCAAGAAAACTATGTCTACGGGAGAATTGTTGATGAGGTTAACGGGTGGTAAGCTGAGAAGCTTGATTCTAGAGGTCTTAGAAGAAACAGAAAAAATCCAACAGCTAGATGAAATGGATATTGGAGAACTCTCCAATCTTGACAGATGCTTTGGATCGACTCACTTTTTGAGAACATGTATGATTGGTGATGATCAGTTCTACCTGAAGGTTTCTGATTCTTGGGACTTCGAGAATAAAGAAGATAAAACTCTACAAATCGCAGTAGAATATCTTGCTTACAAAATTTACCAACTTTATCCTGATTCAGCGGTACCAAGCCAAGTTCATCTAGTGTCTGATCCAGCCAATAGACAACTTGGCCTTGCTACTCAAGCAGCCACAGGCGTCGCAGGTGGAAATGTTATAAATTCTAATCCTCCAAGTTCTTGGGCAGAATCTGTTTCTGGTGGAGCTATGGTAGATGTCTTTTTGGCAAACCATGATGTGGCAAATCTAGACAACTTTGTTGTCAACACAGACGACAATACAGCAACTCGAATCGATCCTGGCGGCTCCATGACATTCCGCGCCATGGGAGCAAGAAAAGGTCGTAGATTCTCTCCGAGAGGCGGTGATATTCCTAGAATGTTAGACCCAAATGAGAGAGGAGCAGGTCGACTTATGTCAAAGATGAATATGCAAAAAGCGTGTTCTGAATTCTTAACAGTAGATTGGCCACAAATTTCTGCTAGAATTGATGAAGTCCATGAAGAAGCGAAGCAGGAAATGATAAATGCCGGCTTGAATGAAGAAGCTTCGGCATGGGATCGAGAAGTTGAAGAAATTAAAAGTGTCTTAGAGTCAAGGCATGTAAAAGTTCTTGAGCACTGCAACGAAACACTAAGAGTCATTAAGGGATTATAAAATGAAACTAACAACACTTAAATTGAAAAAACTGATCAACGAAGTCCTTCAGGAAGAAGGTAAGAAAGAGCGCATCATGAAAATGTTGCGAGGACAAGATCCACAGGTTCAAACCGTTGCAATTATGTCCGGACAAAACCCAATGGCTTCAGCAGTTGGAGCAGGGGTCAACGACCAGTTGCAATCAGGCCTTGAGTCAGATTTGAGACAGATGGGTTATCAATTTGAGCGCATTGGTGGAATCTTCGAGGGCCATACGGAAAAGTCAGTCATCATCAAGAACGCTCGCCTTGAAGACATGGACGAGCTAAACAGAAAATACAAGCAATGGGGCTTCGTATTTGGACGTAAGCAGTTTGATCCATCACGTGATTCAGAAGGCGGTCTATCTATGGATCCTGAAGGCGGACTTGCTGGAGAATATTCCATGGAATTCCAAATGTATAAAATGGATCACGATGACGATCACGGATTCGGAGCAGACGAATGGTCATCAGCAACCTCTGACGTAATGGACTCTGATGACTTGAGAACCGTAGATGATAACTATTCATACATTCCTGGTATGGGAGAAGAAGGTAAGATTTTGATCCCACTTTACGGCAAGCCAGAAATTCCAATGTCGGACCAAGAGATTGAAGACATCGTCAGCAGCATGGGATCCCCATCTGAATTTGCCGGATATAGAAAAAGAAGATCTTGGGAGGATAGATGAAAGAAGTTGAACTCTACGGAGACGGGATTGGAAAAGTATCCTATATTCAACACGTCGGCGACGACAAAATGGTAGTAAATGCGGCAAGGGTCTCTTTTGGTGGTGATAACCAAGGAGACCTTTCTCCGCGAGATAAAAAGCTAATCAAATATTTGGCTGAGCACAAGCACACTTCGCCATTTGAACACAACTCGATCACATTTATGTTTGAGGTTCCAATGTTCGTGAGAGCACAACATATGAGACACAGAACTTGGGCGTACAATGAGATCTCGAGAAGATACACAGAAGTTGACCTAAAGTTCTATGAACCAAGTGCATTTAGAACGCAACACAAGAGCAATAGACAGGCCTCAAACACTGAGGAGTTAGTTGACCCTACCATAACTCCACGATTCATTGATTCTTATGTGAGCGCCTCTGACGCTGTAAGAAAATTTCATGAATCATCGTTGGACTTGTTCAATGAACTCATTGACAAGGGAGTTTGTCGAGAACAAGCAAGAGGCGTTCTTCCTCAAAATCTCTATACACGATACT